TGTAGAACATAATAATTTAAATGATAAATTATTTGCTGGAAAAGAATTTTTTGTAATTAATTATATGTTTTTAGTTATAAATATTTTAACTTTTGTTTTTGCCTTATATACATTATATCGTTTATTAACTAATAATAAATTTGATTAATTTTTAAATATATTTTCCCACATACCACCTATAAAATTTATATCTTTTTCAAAATAAAATACTGAATCTATATCTGTAAATTCCATATCCAAAAAATGAAATTTAACATTATTTTCATAACAATTTATTATATTATTTTCTATCAATGATGAATCATAATATAATTTATCATATATACCACAATTATAAAATATAACATCTGTAAACTTTAATAATTTTGAACTTACTCTTTGAGTTGATACTACATTTCGTTTAATATTATAATCAAATACTAAATCTATATTTTTATTTTTTGCATATCCTATAATTTTTTCTTTTTCTTTTTTAAAATTTATATTTCCCGCACATTTAAATAAATTATCTGGATCTAAAGATAAAATATTTGAAACATAATCTATAATTAATGTTCCTTTTACATTATTTTTATCTACTACATATGTATTTATTTCACATCTTGTTGCTGGTTCATTTGTTAAAAAATCAAATATTGGACTCGTGCAATTATAAATATTTATACTCAAATAGTATTCTTTATCTGTTTTCTTTATTATTGCTGTATCCATCATATTAAAATTATTATTTTGTTCCATTAAATAATCATTTATTTTATTATATTGTTTATTAGTTAATCGATAATTTATATATGTAGAATACGAATTAACTAAAAATGGAGCATGTAAAATATTTTTATTTATTGGATTTGACATTAAAGAAGGCATTCCACCTAACATAAAATTGTAAAATAATTTTAATAAATTATTTGGTATATACATTATAATTTATTATTACTATTTTTTTATTATTATTTAAAATAATATTTTAATAATAATACAAATGGGTGAATTTATTCAAATATATGATAATATTTTGTCAAAAAGAGTATGTGATAATATAATTTACAAATTCGAAAATAATGAAAATATCTTCAAAGGCGGTATTATTAGTGGTGTTAATAATAATATTAAAAATACTACTGATTTACAAATAGATATTAATACACCATCTGAATTTATAGAAATTTATAATTTAATTAATTCAAAACTTGATGTCTATGTCCAAAAATATTTTAAAAATATTAATGCACAATTTCAATCACAAAATAATCTTAAACCTGATTTTTATCATCTTATAATGAGATATACTAAAAATAAAGGAAAATACATATTTCATCATGATTTATATTATAATAATAAAGAAGATAAACCTCGTATATTAACATATTTATTTTATTTAAATACTATTGAAGAAGGAGGCGAAACAGAATTTATAGATGGAACTAAAATTAAACCTGAAGCAGGTAAACTATTATTTTTTCCTGCATCATGGACTTACGAACATAGAGGAAACGTTCCTATTTCTTCAAATAAATATATATGTACTGGGTGGTTATATAATAACAATTAAAAATTATATAAAATTAATTTATTACTTATTATAATTAAATGAATAAAATTATTGAAAGTATAATTTGTACTTATGAAAATATTTTATCTGATAAAATTTGTAATAATATTATAGAAAAATTTAAAAATGATCAACATATATACAATAAATTAGACAATAATTCTAATATTTCAATTTTAAAAATTAGATCTTCTCCTGACCCTATTTGGGAAGAAATAGATAATGTTTTATGTAATATAATTAGTGAATATTGTATAATTTATAATGAACATATAACTAAAACAATTTCAAGTTTTGTTTATAGAAAATATAATGACAATGGATATTTTATTTATAAATTTAATAAAAATATAGGATTTCATAATGTAGATAATCCATTTACTTGGAATAAAAATAATGGTATTGCAGTTGCATCTTTCATATTTTTTCTTAACACTATAGAAGATGGTGGAGACATAGAATTTTTTAATATTAAAAATATTAAACCAAAAAAAGGTAATCTTATTATATTTCCTGCCACTTGGGATTTAGTTTATAAATATAATATACCTATTAGCTCTGATAATTATATCATTACCGGAACATTATATTATTTATAATATAATAATAATAATATAAAATTCTTTTAATTATTATAACTAATATGAATAACAATTTAATTTATGCTATACACAATAATCTTGATATATCATTTTGTAATTCTGTTATAAATTATTTTCATGAAAAAGATAATCTTAATTTAACTTTTTCATCTCATATAGCAAATAATATAGTTAATAAAAATATTAGAAATAGTATTTCATATGGATTTAATAAATCTAATGAAATTGAAAATTATTATAAAACTATTTTACATACTAAACTCAAAAATGCATTTAAAACATATCTAATATTTTTAAAAAACTATAATATAAATTTAGATTATATTAATAAACTTGATATTAAAATACTTGATACTGGCTTTGGTATTACAAAATATATAAAAAATCATGGATTTTATACTAAACATTCTGATTTTAATCCTACTAATTTTGCTAACATCAGATTATTTACTTATCTTTGGTACTTAAATGATGTAAATGAAGGAGGAGAAACTGAATTTATAGATGGAACAAAAATTAAATCTGAAACTGGAAAATTAATATTCTTTCCTGCTACTTGGCCTTATGTACATATTGGTAATATGCCTATTTCTAATGATAAATATATTATTATTGGATGGATTTATCTTGATTTACAATAATACTTCTATCTTTTCCATTAAATCATCTAATTCTGGTTTTGGTAAATATTCATAATTTATATAAATTTCATTACCTTCATTATAATAATTATATACATTTGGTTGTAAAGGAACTACATTCATTGGATATGGCCAGTGACTTGTTGTCCTTCTTGTTTCAAAATACCTTTTTCTATATCTTTGTTCTCTTTCTGTATTTCCTTCACGTTCTTTTGGTAAATAACATAAATATTGAATTAATCGTTCTTCATTACAATCTATAGAACCACATAAATTTTGATGAAATGTTCTTGATTCCCATACAACTAAATCTCCTGCTTTTACATTTAATACTCTTTTTTTATCTTCATATTGTTTTATATAATCCTGATCTATTATATTCCAATCTCTCGGTTCATCTATATTCATTGTTTCAAAATATTTTTCATGACACAAATGTGTACCTTCATATACTTGTAATGTTCTCTCTGAATTACTGCTTAAACTTACAAATGATTGATAACAATACACTCCTTTTTTTCTTGAAGATTGATCACTATGTGTCCAATATCTTTCTTCACCTACATAATCTTTTGGATAATAACAACATCCATCAAATGAAGTTACTAACTCATCCGTTCCCCATAATTCTTTAAAAATATTTATTATTTTTGGATTTGTTCTTACTAACCATGCAAATCTTTGATTTCCTACCTCATGATGTTTGAAAATACCATTAAAATCAATTAAATTATGTACTTCTCTTAAACCATCTACACTATTTAACCATTTTACAAATTCACTTTTATATTCATTAATTTCTTCTTCATCTAATACATTATTTATTATTGTATATCCTTTCGTTCTTAATTCTTCTTTTGCTTTAACTATATCCATTTTATTTTTATTTTGTATATATCTTTAATTAAATTTATATTAATATATTAATATATTAATGTATAATTCTGCTGGAATTAAATATTTTATACACAGTACTTCATTCAATAATAATTTATATTTACCTGTTGAAGTTAGAAAAATTATTTGGGAATATACTCATGTTTTACAAATTATACAATGTTATATTTGTAATAAAGTTTTAATTAACTTTAATATTAATATTTTGCATAATGATGATGAAAATTCTATTAATAATTATAGTATTATTAATGGAATAGCTAAGTGTAATAAATGTTTTAATGATTAATATTTAAAAAATATAAAACACTTATTAATATAAATAATGAAATTGTTTATATTAATAACTTCTATTTATTGTACATGCGCCACTTTTATTTTTAGTTATCCTACTGATATTTATAAAAAAAAATATAATGATAAAATTATTAAAGTTTATGAACCACATGATATACCACAAAAAAATCTTGACTCTATACTTTTTTTTACAGGCGCTAACTCTTTAATTCCTGGAGATATTTATACTTGCTTCATTAGTTCTTTAGTTGATTTAAAATATTCTGTATCTGTTTTACCTAATGATATGCAAGCTTCATATGAATATATTAAAGATATACAGGCTAATTATTCTTCAATTACTCCTCTCGCCCACTCATCCGGTTGTATTAATGCTATCAATTTATTTAACAATTTTGATAAAATTACTAATTCTATCTTTTTAGATCCCGTAGATAATAGTAAAGTTTATAATTTATTTAATGATATTACTAAAGAAAATTTAAATTATTTAAATCATTTATTAATTATTACTGCTGAAAAATCTTACCAATGGTCTTTAGCCCCTATATGCTTTCCATTTATTCCTGCTTTTAGACTTGATGTTCAAAAATTACTTAATCTTAAAAGCGATCTTAATATTAAATATATTGAAGCTGAACTACATGGACATTGTGATGTATTAGATCCCATGTGGTCTGATATTATGCATGAAACTATCGCCAAAGGACATGATGATAGAAGTTATAAAAATTTATTAGAATATCATAATTGGTTAGCTAAAGAAATTCATAGCTTTATTTATAAAGATGACACTCCTTGTGATTATGAAGATAACAGTGAAGATAGTTATTAAACTATTTTTTATTAGAATAATATGCAATAATAGAAATTCCAATTAAACTTATTATTATACCTATTAAACATCTTAAATCTAATTTTTGTTTAAATAAATAATACGATGCTATTACTGTTATTATTACATTTAAATTAATAATTATATGACTATATCCAATATTTGGACTAATTTTAAATGCATATTGCATTACTAAGTAAGTTAATATTAAAATAACAGCATAAAGTATTACAAAAAATATTAAACTAATGTCACAATTTTTAATTAATATATTTTTTGCATCTGAATTAAAAAACATATAACAAAAAGTTATAATTCCCATAGCTATAAATGTTAAAGCTAAAAATAAATTATTATTATATTTACTATTATCTATAAATTTTAATCCAATAGTACCAAGTGCAGTTATTATTGTTGATAAAAATGCTAAAAATATCCACGAGTTTTTCATTTAATATATATTAATAATTTATTCTTTTAAAATTAAATAAGCACCTATACCTACCATTATTATACCGACATAATTTTCCCATATCATTTTTTGCTTAAACAAATATAATGATGCTAATGTTAATACTGGTAAATAAATCGCTATTGCTAAACCATCCATTTTACCCAAATTTAATTTATTTTTTATTGCATTATACCATACAAACACTCCAAATAATAAATTTAATGCAAATAATATTATATATAAATAACTCGAATCTGGTTTATATATGATATCCTTAGGAAAAAAAGCTATTAAAACTATTACTGATATCAAATAAGTATTTATTATTATCTTACGTAAATCATATGTTTCAGATAACCATTTTGTAAAAATTACATCAAATATATAATGTAAAGATAACGCTAATGAATAATATATCCAATACATTAATATATTATAATATTTAATTAAAATTTATAAATACTTTTTTATTTTTTATATTACATACACAACTATCTGATAATGATGCCTTATTTATTCCACCAAGATTATTCATAAATGTTATAATTCCTTTTCTTGATGGACAATTTTTACCATAATGATAAAATAATTTCGCAAAAATTATATTCCAAAAACATAATGGATAATTTACATATTTATCTACATTAAATAAAACACTTCTTTCACCATAAATTACTCCATCTAAAAATGGTTCTATCATTTCTTTCATTATTAAATCATTCCATTCTGATGATTGTCTACTTAAACCTAACAAATTTGATCTCACATTTTCACCAAATGTATTTTCCAATTCTGGATGTAATTTATTTCTATATTTTCCTCGCACTGACCAATCTGGTGTTGTATCTTTAAAATATGGAACATTATTTTCATGAGCAAATTCATATACATCTGATTTATAAAAATCTATCATTGGACGAGACATCATAACACCATTTACTACATTCTCTTCTTTTATTACCGCCAAATCCAGTAAATTTCTTCCTCTACACACATTTGCTACTATATTTTCTACTATATCATCTTTATGATGACCTAATAGTATACAATCACCCTCTTCTTTACTTAATATTTCTTTGTAAAAATTAAACCTTATATTTCTTGTATAAGTTTCATAATTACTTCTCTTTACTTCTCCCCTTTTCATATCATTAATATCTTTTATGTATAATTTTATATCATTATAATAACACCATTCTTCTAAAAATTTTTGCTCATCTTTTGTCTCTTCTCTATTATTATAATTTATATGACAACCTACTACATTACATTTTAAATAACATAATATTGATGCTACTACCATCGAATCTACTCCACCCGATAAAGATACTATATACTTATTCTTATCTTCTCTTTTTACATAATCTATAAAACATTTTAATACTTTATTTTCATTATAATAACTATACTTTATTTTATTATTATCTTTTGGAATATACTCTAAAATGTCTTTATATTTATCATAATTTATATTTCTTAATGATGATATCCAAGTCAACATTTTATAATTCATATATTATTTTTTTTTTATTTCAATTTTTATAAAATAATATAAATATTATATTCTTTAATATAATATATGTTTGATAAATATTACAAAATTCTTGAATTAGATAATTTTGCTACCATAGATGATATTAAAAAAGCATATAAAAAATTTGCTATTAAATATCATCCTGATAAAAATCCCAACAATAAAGAAGAAGCCGAAACTAAATTTAAAGAAATTTCTGAAGCATACGAAATATTAACTAATAAAGACAAATATGCACAAGATCCTAATTTTAGACAAAATAATATGCCTCAAATTGATCCTCATCAGTTATTCTCTCAATTATTCTCTCAAATGCATAGACCTAATCCTTTCTCATCTGCTGTATTTATGAATTTATCACAAGGAACACATTTTGTACAAATTCCTCAAAATACTGTTATGAGATCTACTTCCACCAGAATTGAAAATGGTAAAAAAATTGTTACTATTACTGAAAAAATTAATGGTCAAACACGAGTTCAAACTATTACCTCTGATATTAATTCTCCCGATTTAGTTAACATTATGCAAAATATTAATATTAATTAATATAAATTAATATACAATTTAAATATATATCATATATTAAGAATATGTTGAAGTTTATTTTTCTAACTATTATGACACTTACAACTAACGCGCTTAATATTAATCATATTACTCCTATTAATACTATTAATATTATAGCTTCTAATCATATTTGCCCTACTTATTTAGAACAATATACTAAAAATTTTAATGAACAACAAGGAGAATTTATTATTAAAACTATATCAAGCACATTTCCACAAGTTGATAGTATCTCTCATATTGTTTTGCATACCAGCGATAATTTAATTAATTTTACATTAAATAATAATATTTTATCTAATGAAATGAAAAAAATTATTGTTCTATTAATTGTTGAAGGTATTCAATTTGGTGATGCCACTGGTGGTTATATCTTAGATTTTTATCATCAACTCGTTAATTGTCTTCTTTAAAATATTGTTGCATATAAATCTAAAGCCTCTTTTAATACGTCTTCCTCTATTCCTAATTGTACAGATTTTTTTAATACACTATCTAAATTTTTCATTATTTTTGGTTTATTTGCTCTCATACATTCTACTATAGTACTTAAACTACCCACTCCATTTTCTCTATCATAATAATATGGATTTATTTTATCACTATTATAAATATCTGCTTTTATCGCTCTGCCACATACATAATCTGGATAATTATGATGCATCTCTCGTCTTGCTATTTCTATATCAAACTTTACATCTCTTACTATTAAACTTGAATTCCTCCATAATTCTAATAATAAATCATCTTTATTTAATCCCTGAATATTTACATATTCATCTTCATTATTCATATTATTATTTACTCTAATAATAATATTAATTTACTTATCAATTTATTTTTTATTCAAAAAAAAATTGATTTCATTATATTATACTTTTACATACTATATTAATTAATATGGCTTTGCAAAATATCTTGAATACCTATGTCCCTTTGCGTGCTTCTATTCAAAATAATGATAATGGTAAGGTTAAACTTGGGTGTGTCGCCTTCAATCCTAAGTTAAATCATCAGTGTGTTTTATGCGTTTGGCCATAACCAATACAATCTTATGAATAAAAAATCTGATATATGCACTGATTGTGTTCATGCCGAAGTTGATTGTGTACAACGACTCAAAAAATCACAAAAAAAATGTCCTATCAATCTCGTCGTTTTTCGTACTAATAATAATGGTGATAAATTAATGATGGCTAAACCTTGTCAAAATTGTTTGAATACTATAGATTATACTTTAAAAAAGAAAAATTATAATCTTAAAAAACTCATATATACCGATGAAAATGGGGATTTTAATTATATATAAAATAAAAAATTATATTAAAAAAAATTTTTTTATTTTATATAATGTATCTTATTCCCCTTGTTAGAACTAATCGCGCTATTGCCGCTTCTTTATTATATCCTCAACATCCTATTCAAGCTATTGCTATTTCTGAAATATTTAGTGTTATTGGACCTTTTTTTAATCCTAAAATGTACTCCAAAATTTTGGCTTTGACTATTTGTATGATGTATAAACCTAATTTCTCTCATCACTTTTTAGATTATTATAAAAATAATCAAAATATTTATTATAAAACCGAAATTTGCACCTCACTTTTATTTATTTCTTATTATACTTTACTATATTTATATTGATTTTCTTCATATCTTTCATAATTAATATTTTAATAAAATATTAATTATCTTATTTAAATATAAATAACTATACTATTATATTATGATTTTGTATCCTCTAGTTAGGGCTGCTAGAATTGCCGCTGCATGTGCTATGGTTCAACCTGAATATTCATTACCTGTATCTACCCTTATTGAAACACTTAGTTCTACTATACCACTTATGAATACTAATATACCTTTGACTTCCTATTTTATTCCTTTATTATGTGATCCACAACAAACTATATATTTAATTTATTCTCATAATAGAGAAAAATATGAACAATTTGAATTAATTTCTTTACTATCTATATTACTCATCATTCTTTCTTATAAATAAACTACATTTGGACTATTTTCCCAACTTGAATATAACTCCGCCTTTGATGTTGGTCTATCTAATTTTAACAATTTTTCTAAAGCCTCTAACCTTCTCTCTCGAGGATTTTGTGTAGGTTTAGTTTTCTGAATTTGTCTTGATATATATTTCCATCTCCATTCACATTGTAATGCCGCATTCCAACTCGGACAATTCTCTATATAACATACATAACTCCATACTTCTCCTTTTTTTACCTCTATTGATGTCGCCGTTGCACCGCCTTTAATTTCACAATTATGTTGGCGAATTCTTTTATCCAAATCTACCGTCGCACCTATATATGTTCTTCCATTTGTTGCTTCAATGAAATACACATAAAATCCCATATAA